TCCGGCTGGTGCGACCACAACCCCAACCTCACGGCCGAGCAACTACTGCGCGANCGCTATGAAGGTGGGGTACACTCCAGCAGGAGATGACGATGAACCGCAAACCGCTCCCCGAGCCCGAGATGACCGCCCTGATCGCAAGCCTGCGCCAGCCCCCTGGCGGCCTGGTCGACCCGGCGTTCGACGGCGACGAGTGGGTCGACACCAGCCTGCCCGATGGCGAGGTCCCGATGGACCGCGTGCATGCCGCCACCCTGGCCGACGAGCACGAGCTACGGCTGCGCATCGTGGACGAGAAGCTGCGGGGCCTCCCGCCGCGCCGGGACCCGTACATGCTCGACATCCTGATGGGCATCCGCGACGGCGACCTGGGCCAGGCGCGGGTCCGGGCCATTAGTAATTCTGCTAACAAGCAGGACCTGATGCGCAGGATGGCGCGCGAGGTCGACCAGGCCCTGTTCCAGCGTCCAACCCCGCCCAGCCGCTGGCAGCGCCTCAAAGACGCCTGGTGTAGGGCATGGATCAACACCTTTCCCGCCCTCTCCAAGCCCAGGTACTACCGATGAAGAAGATTCGCCGCGCCCCCAAGTCGGGACTGCCCCAGCCGATCAAGGAACGCACGCCGACCAAGGGCGGGCGCCGCGTGCTCAACATGGCGCCGCACAACCCCGACGAGGAGATCGTCGTGGGCACTGAGCCGGCCGCGCTGCCGCCGCTGCGCCCCCTGAAGACCAAGATCAAGCCGCGAGCCCCGAAGCGCAAGCGCACCGTGATGCCGGACGTGGTGGTTCCACGTGAAACACAGAGTGAGCGGGACCCGGTAGACCAGGACATGATGGACATGGTCGAGAGCGCAGCGCAGGTGACCGAGGAAACGCGCATCGGCCGCCCGACGCTCTACATGGACAGCTTCCCGCGCATCGTGCGCGTGATGGCCAGGGGCGGCGCCACCGACCGCGAGATGGCCGACGCCCTGGGTGTGACCGACCGGACGTTCCAGCGCTGGAAGCACGTCTATCCGGCGTTTTGTCAGGCCTTAGTGATGGGCAAGGGAGCGCCAGACGATCGTGTCGAGCGCTCCCTGTTCCAGCGCGCGGTGGGCTACAGCTTCGAGAAGACCGAGATTGGCTGGTATCAGGGCACCCCGACGCCGATCCAGGTGGTTGAGCACGTGCCGCCTGACCCGAAGGCCGCGCAGTATTGGCTGAACAACCGGCGCCCGAAGAAGTGGCGCAACCGCCAGGAGATCACCGGCGCCGATGGCAAGGCGCTGGTGCCCAAGACCCGGCACACCATGACCCGCGAGGAACTGCTCGCCATTGCGGCCGCTGGCCAGAAGGGGAAGGCATGAACGAGGACGACATCAAGGCCCTGGTCGACCAGGTCTATGCCCGCATGGACGAACAGCTGACCGAGCGCATGCAGCAGGCCAGCAACGCGCTCAAGCCGTTCCTGCTGGAAGGCGAGGCCCTGTTCTCGGCGACCCGCATCCAGGGCATGCGCGACACCATACGCAGCAAGGCCGACGCCGAGGTGCGCCGCGCGCTGTCGGCGCTGACGCTGCCGGTGGCGCTCAAGGCCCTGGGCCTGCCGGCGTGAGCCGCCTGCTGGAGCTGATCGACGATTCGGCGCTGTGGTTCGCCGCGGTGCTGATCGCCGGCTTCCTGATCAACGGCCTGATCGACTGGTTGGGCCTGGACCAGTACCTGGGAGAGCGCAAGTGAGGCACCTTCGAGCCGTGACACCGACCTACCACGCCGACATCGCCAGGGAGCGGCACCAGCTGGACTGGCGCTATGGCCAGATCGCCCTGGCGCGCCGCTTCCAGGCGCTGCTGTGGACCCAGCAGACCATCACCCTGCTGCCGCCGGAACCGGACTACCGGCCGCCGGCCTACCCGCTCAAGGTGACGCAGCTGGCGCAGCGCGTGGCCAAAGAGCTGGGCACGCTGCGGCCCATGATCGTGCAGGCCCTGATGATCCAGGTGGCGCTGGAAAGCGCCCGACAGAACTGAGGAGAGAGAAATGGAAATGTTCGCATGGCTGTATGGGTTGCTGATGTTGGCGATCGTGGTGACGGCCCTGTTCGTGCTGGTCCTGGTAGCGAGGACCACCGCTGCCAAGGCCGAGGAGAAGACGCCGAGCCTCCAGGATGCCGTCGACGAGTACCTGCGAGTCATGGCGCGAATTGACGCCAGGCAAGCGGCCCAACGCGCGCGTCAATGTCAATACCAGCGCGACAGCTACGTGCGTGGCGGTCTTGGCCTCACGGTCAGTAGCGCCGAAGCCAGCCGCCCTGCTGCACAGCAGATCGACCTGATGAAGGCCCTGGCTGACAAGCTGCGCAAGGATGGGTTCACCGTGACCTGCGTCATCCAGCCGCCGCCGGCCACCCGCAAGCTGTGAAGCTGACCCCCGCCGAAGCCGCGGCCGAGCTGCTACGCCGCGACGCTGCTGCCGACTCCCTGGTGGCCTTCAGCCAGGCGGTGGAGATACCGGGCGCGCCGATGCACGACGACCCGGACAGCTGGCTGTTCCAGCCGATCGAGACCTCGGTGGCCACCCATCACCGGGTGATCATGGCGGCGCTGGAGCGCTGCATCCGCACCTACCAGGGCCGGCTGCTGATCATGGCGCCGCCGGGCTCGGCGAAGAGCACCTACGCCTCGGTGGTCGCGCCCGCCTGGGCGATGGGCCGCTTCCCGGGCCTGCGCGTGCTGATGGCCTCCTACGCAGGCGTGCCGATCATCCGCGCCGCCAAGCGCGCCAGGCAGCTGTGCAGCAGCCCTGGCTACGGCTCCATCTTCCCCCTGGCCGGCGAGCCCGGCGAGGTCCACGTCACGCTGCAGGGCGGCAGCGCGGCCGCGCACGAGTGGGACCTGACCAACGGCTCGGGCCTGTTCGCTGCCGGCCTGATGGCAGGCATAACCTCCAGCCGCTGCGACCTGGGCATCATCGACGACCCGGTGGCCGGCCGCGAGGAAGCCGACAGCGAGACCATGAGGCGCAAGACGAAGCAGGCCTACGAGGACGACTTCCTCACCCGCCTGAAGCCTGGCGCCAGCGTGGTGATGATGAACACCCGGTGGCACGAGGCCGACCTGATGGGCAGCATCCTGCCCGACAACTACAAGGGCGAGAGCGGCCCGGTGCTGTGCAAGGACGGCCAGGTGTGGGAAGTGCTGTTCATCCAGGCCAAGGCCGAGCGCAACGACGATCCGGTCGGTCGCCCCATAGGCGGCTACCTGTGGCCGGAATGGTTCAAGCCCTCGCATTGGGCCATCTACGAAAACCGGCCGCGCACGTGGACCGCGCTGTTCCAGCAGCGCCCGACCCTGGAGACCGGCGGCCAGTTCGAGGAGAAGGACTTCAAGCGCTACGACAAGAAGCCCAAGCACTGCAGCTGGATGATCGGCGCCGACTTCGCGGTGACCAAGGCCACCCAAGCCGAGGACCCCGACTGGACCTGGCAGATCGCCGCCGGCATCGACGAGGACGGCGACCTGTGGCTGGACCATGGCTACTACGGCCAGGACGACACCGGCGTCACCATCAACACCTACCTGGACCTGGCGGTGCAGTACAAGGCCGTGCTGCTGGGCATGGAGAAGGGCACCATCTTCAACGCGATCAGCCCGCAGCTGGAACGGCGCATGAAGCAGCGGGCCAAGAAGGGCGAACGCACCATCATCCCGGTGCATGCCACCCCGAGCACCGGGGACAAGATCGCGAAGGTCTCCAGCTTCCGTGGCTGGGCGAAGATGGGCAAGGTCCACGTACGCAGCGGCCCCTTCGGCGACGCCCTGATCCACCAGCTGTGCGCCTTCCCGTTCGGGCGGCACGACGACGCCCCCGACGCCTGTGGTGTAATAGGCGCTATGATCGACGAGGTGTACTCAAGCGGGCCCAGGAAGAAGCCGAAGCGCGACTCCCTGGAGCCCTTCACCCCCAAGTGGGTCATGGCTGCCGACGAGGCTGACGAACACCAACGCCGAGCGCGCGAGGAGTATCTAGGATGAACGAACCAATCGACGGCATCGGCAGCGTGGATGCACAGGGCAACGACCTGTCGCCGCAGGACCAGGGCCGCATCCAGATGGCCAGGCGCTGGCTGAAGCTGATCAAGGAAGCGCGCGACTTCGACGAGGAAGCGCGCAAGCGCATGGCGCGCGATCGCGCGTACGCCCGCGGCGATTCGCCCTTCATGGTCAAGGTCAACCTGATCAAGAGCTACATCAGCATTCTGACCAGCTTCATCTACGCACGCGACCCCGACATCGACGTCCTGCCCGAGGAGAGCGCCGGGCCGTCGCGGTTGGATGACGCCAAGCAGCTGGCCAGCGGCATGGAGATCGTGCTCAAGAAGCTGTGGCAGCGCGCCAGGGTGAAGCACCACGCTCGCCGCTGGATTCGCTCTGTGCTGACCATCGGCATCGGCTGGATGAAGGTGACCTGGCAGGACGGCATGGGCATCAGCCCGGCGACCCAGGTCCAGATACGCGAGCTGCAGGAGAACCTGCGCGCGATCCGCATGCAGCAGCAGAAGATGGAAGACGGCGCCACGGCCGACATGGAAGCCGAGGCCGAGGCGCTGAAGCTGCAGCTGGCCGGCGCCCAGGAGAAGTTGGAGCGCATCCGCGCCGCCGGCATCAGTGTCGAGCTGATCCCGGGCGAGGACATCACCGTGTCCCTGGACGTGCCCAGCGTGATGGAGTACCACGACGCCAGCTGGATGGCGCACCGTTTCTTCCGCACCCCGGAGCAGTGCGCGACCGACTACCCGGACGTCCCGCTCGCGCGCTGGAACCAGCTGTGCGGCTACACCAAGCGCAAGCTGGAGGCGATCACCAACGCCAACAGCAAGGCGACGCCGGAGTCTGAGGTTGCGGCCACGGATGCCGACCAGTTCGTGCGCGGCGGCGAGTCGGCCCACGGCCAGTTCGTGTGCCTGCACGAGGTGTGGGATGCGACGACCAACATGATCATCACCGTCGCCGAGGGCCTGGACGGCTACGCCTGCGAGCCCTACCCGATGCCCGTGTCCGAGCGGTCCTTCGGGTTCTTCGGCCTGTCGTTCACCGAGATCGACGGCGAGCGCCACCCGATCAGCCTGGTCACCGACTCGATGCGGCTGCAGGACGAGTACCAGCGCATGCGCAGCAACAAGGCGCAGTTCCGCAAGCGCACCAAGCCCAAGACCATCTTCAACGAGATGGAGATCGGCGCCGAGGACGCGAAGAAGGTCAACGGCGGCGAGACCCAGGAGATGGTGGGCGTCAAGCCGACGTCGGGCCTGAAGGCCGACCTGCGCCGCCTGGTGGTCCCGCTGACGTACGCGCAGTTCGACCCCATGCTCTTCGACACCGCCGAGATTCGCAGCGAGCTGGAGATGCTGTGGGGCATCCAGGAAGCGCTGAGTTCCAGCATCCAGGTGGCCAAGACGGCGACCGAGGCGGAAATCCAGCAGACAGGCACCAACGCACGCACAGGTGCGATGCGCGACGCCCTGGAGATGGTGCTGACCGAGATGGCCAACTACAGCGCGGAGCTGGCGGTGGCCAAGCTGTCGACCGCCGAGGCGGCCGAGCTGGCTGGCCCCGAGGTGTTGTGGACGCAGACCGACGACCCGGCACTGCTGTCGCTGCTGGTGAGCATCGAGATTCGGGCAGGCTCCAGCGGCAAGCCGAACACCACGCAGCAGCGTGAGGCCTGGGCGGCGACCGAGCCGCTGATCGAGAAGCTGATCCAGCAGATCGCCACGCTGCGCCAGAGCGATCCACTGCAGGTTGCGCAGTGCCTGGAAGAGCTGGCGATCGAGACATTCGACCGCATGGGCGAGCGCTTCGATCCCGCCAGGTTCTTCCCGGCGCCCGGCATGCCGGTGATGATGATCGACCCGCAGACCATGCAGCCGGTGATG